AAAATATACCTGCTTCACTAATAAAAATAAGGCAAAACTATGGCATTAACAGATATTAATATTTCAGAACAATTAGAAACAGGAGCTCCTTCCATTAAATACACAGGTCAAGAAGGTCCAAAACCTTCTCCACAGCACCAAGAAGAAATGATGATAGCTAAACAAATATGGGAAGCTCTAGGTCCTGAACAACAAGGACAATTTTTAAATTTCGAGGAATTTTTTAGAAGTGGTGCTTGGAAAAAAATTCTACAACAAATGCAACAAGATGAAATGCAAGGACAAGGAATCGAGAGCCTTGGACCACGGAGCAGCGGAGGAATACAAATGGCCTCAGCTATTGATCCAATGTTGCAAGAAGAATACGATAAATATGTTTTTGAAATGCAAGAACAAGGATTAGAACCAATGTCCTTGGAACAATTTATAGCACAAATTAGATCAGGGCAAGCTCAAGGTGGAAGAATAGGAGCAAGATTTGGTGGAGACATGGAAGAATTAAGTATGAGAGAAACAATAGATACTCCGGAAGGAATTGAAACTTTAAAAGAAACAGAAACCATGAGGGTGGCATCACCTGATTGGTATATTAAAAGAATAGAACACCTAATGTTTTTAGGATACAGTTATGATGAAGCTGGCGAGATAGCTTATGATAATGATAAATATTATGAAATCGTAGGGGACCCAGGAGAATAATGCCCTTCAAATCAGAAAAGCAAAGAAGATACCTATGGGCTAACGAACCAGAAATCGCAAGAGACTGGACGGATACCTATGGAAGTAGAATTAAGAAAGATGATGGTGGGATAATGAGAGTTGGATTACAATGGGGAGGACCAGGCTCAGGAAGAGATAAACAAGGATACCAATCTAGTCATCCAAGTAGTCAAGCAAGTCAAGCAAGTCATGATAGAGGAGGACAACAACATCGAAAAGAAGCCGCAAGGTATGAAACGAAACGTCATCACACAGGTGGAGATCAAAGCAATGTAGAAGCTAATAAGTTAAATATTCAAAAAAGGATTAAATCAGGTCAAGGAGAACATGGACCTGATCACTTAACGCATAATATACCTTCAGAAAAATTTAAAAGAATTACAGGAAAATTTCCACAATTTGCAAAAGACCATTGGTTATTAAAACACACACAACCTTGGTTTCAAAAAGGTACTGACATTAACAAAAAATTTTTTATTGAAAAAGTTTTAGGAAGTAAAAACTTTATTAAAGACTGGACCGAGATAGATACAGAGGACGAACTTCAAGCATTATACAATGACTGGATGTTAGGCCGACAAGAAGGCAGAACAGATGCTTATGGTAATCCAATGGGAGGTGAAGGCGAAGGCGTAGTTAATCCTGGAGCTTACATGGGTTATCCTTCTTATCAAGCATGGTTAGCGGCACAAGGTAGAAATGTCGGAAGTAATACTACGGCAGCAGCAACTACTACTCCTCCATCAGTATTTCAACAATCACTTACAGCTAATACAACAGGTTTACCTTTTAAAGATTATTATGTAGGAGGCAGTCCAACAGCAGCTAACTTAGCATGGGGACAACTGTTTGGAGTCGACCCAAGAACCATGGGCCGAACAACTTGGGCTGAGGGTGGAAGAATCCCGGCAGCTTTTGGTGGTATCATGGATACTGAAACTGGAAGAAGAGCTTATGGTTTAGGAAGTATATTTAAAAAAATAGGAAGAGCTGCGAAGAAAGTTTTAAAGAGTCCGATAGCTAAAGGTGCATTATTGGCTGGAGCTGGAATGTGGGGACTTAATAAATTAGGAGGAATTCAAGGTTTAAGAACTATGGCTGGAGGAACTGGTTGGAAAGGCAATCTATTAAAAGCCGCTTTAATGCAGAAAGATCATCCAACAAAATTTGATCCATGGAAACTAGGAATATGGGGAGCTTCAGCTTTACCATTATTCATGGGTGGTGAAAAAGAAGACGAGAGTTCTAACTTTGATTACGAAGATGCAAAAACAAAATACTGGAATGAGATAATGGGAATTAAAAAAGGTGTGGCTCAGGGAAATTTAAAAGATTTACATAAATGGAGTTACTTACCTGTTAATTATAAAGACGGTGGAAGAATAGGACTATATAAAGGTGGTCAATCTATTCCATCCGACTATACAATTGAAGATGCTATGCTTAGTACGACTCACGATAAATTAGGAGGCATTACAGAAGTAATGAAACAAGCTGATCTTTCCCGTGCAGGAGATGTAGGTCAGTTCTATGCGGCTGATGGCGGAAGAATTGGGTATGATAATGGTGGTTCTGCTAGTGATAGATATGAAGCAAAAATAAAAGAATTAATGGATAAAGGT